ACAGAATTTAGAAATGACACTACGAGAGTTGACGCTGAAACTCTCAAGATCTAATGGCGAATTGAGTTCAAACTCTACGAATATTTTAGACTCTTGAGTTTTTCGACCCATTAGCCATGTTTCGTTTGTCAATTCAGCTTTAGGATCGGCTTCTCCAAAGGGATTACCGCCTTCGAAGTTTTCATCGTCAATAAATTTTACAGAGACTCTTTTCCTAATAAAGCTGGCGTTTTTAAAATCTTTATGTACCTGAAGGAGTTGGGTGACAATATTATTGTGATTAGCTACACGAATTTTAGGGCGAGCTAATTGACCATCTCCTAATATATCGAATCCTTCACTCTCCATAGCCAAAGGTAAATACTCAATGCCTTGCCAAGTAATACATTTAGAATAGATAGCCCCTCCATGGAAACCCAGGAATGTATTTGGTTGGTTAATCCTGTCAGGATAGATCCTAAACATTTCTAACAGTGCGGTCGGTTGTAGATCTAATAGACTACGTGCTACTTTGTTTTTTCCTTCTTCCGCCATAATGTAATTTACACTTTATTAGTATATAATATTAAAAAGAAGTGAAAATTACACATCTAAAAAGCTACAGTAAGAAGTTAGAACTTGAGTTCTATGATTTCTTTTTAAGCTCTAAGCCATATGACTTAGATCATATACGGTCTCCTCATTTAAGGAGACAGCAAATAGAGTCGTTATTCGCTACTTATTGTAGAACCTGCGAGGTTTATACTGCCGAAGAGGATTCTAAATTTAAAGGGGCTGCTTTTTTTTTGGATGCTGGAGATTATTTAGACTTAACATTTATATTTGGTGTTAGTAAAAACTTTGGGAGTTTAAACCTAATGGCTTCAGCAAGGAGTTTTTTAGATTATGCGATGAAAACTCTAGGGAAAAATTACGTTAAGAGTCAAATAAGGAGGAAGTATAAAGTCCAATCCTATAAAAAATGGATTGAAAGGTATGACAAAAAACTCATAATATTTAATGACGATAATAATACTGTTGTTTGGTGTAATAGAGATATAATGACAATTAAATTTAAAGTTGTGGGTACAAATAAGGCTACTGCTCATTTAATGGGCAGAGAACTTCTGTTGCGTGGTACAAAAAAAATCAAGCACGGTCTATTGAGGGAGTTCTCTGACGGGGAAGATACTTACCTTCTAGACGAAAAAGGTATTGATTTTTTATCTAAAGCTGTTATGATCTATGGGCATTTGTCAGATAATAAACAGAATGTCGGTAATATTTCTTTAAAATTCATGCCAAACGAATGAAACCAAAAACTATTTTATATAAAGTGTATACTCGCAAAGGCGAATATCATCACGGTTACAGCGCCCAACTCAAAGGTTCTCGCGAATGGGCTATCGATTGCGCGAGGGTAGTCGATGGTTATGTAACTCAAGTATCTGATGATCTAGAAAAAACAGAGAATAAGATATATACTCATGGGGCAAAACCTCAATGTTGAGCTTAATAAAATCTATCTTAAAATCTTTAGAGTTGTTCTTAGCCCTTAAGAATAAACAATTTTATTATGATTTACAAAAAGAACATAAAAGAGTAGAAGATGAAATCATTAAAAAAATCGAATATCTTAGACGGAGTGGCATTAGCAATAATGCTGATCGGGCTGACCTCCTGCGCGAAAGACTCATTGCCGAACGTTCACGATTTAAACATCTATCAGCCTTCTACTCTAAAACTGCAGAAAGGGAATCCGATCCTGACTGAAGAGGGCATTTATACCCCTAATACTGATGAGGTTTGGCATTCAGATGCGAGGTTTCGCCGTCTTGAGCGCGAAATTTATCCATTTAAATGATGTATATTTAAAAAAAACCTTTGAAAAGTGGACTTTTATTTTATCAAGTGTAATTAATAAAACATGGAGCCTGAAAAATCAATCATCAAAGAGTTCATTAATGGTGGATGGCTTGTTTCCTTGATAGGGGCGGTCGCTATGTTCGCTAGATTACTACATGCTAACAAAGATTTGACTTGTATGGAGCAATTTAAAAAAATAGTAACAGCTGCTATAGCTGCGACTATCGCTTGGTTTGTCTTAGAACAAACAGACGTTTCATCTTTAACTAAAGCTATTACTTATGGTATCATTGGGGTCATTAGTCCAGAAGTTATTACTGGCATTGTTCGGATCGGGGAAAAATTCGCTAAAAACCCCGATAAATTTATTAAAAAATAATAAAATGGATTTTAAAGGTAAAAAAGAAGTAGTCAAAGCTGTCCAAAACTTAATTGGTGTTTCTGCTGACGGGCGTGATGGGCCAATTACTTGGAATGCTATACTCGCTGAGTTGTCTAAAAAGGGCGGACCTACAGCGGATGGGGGGATTGCTGATATAATGGTCTCTATAGCTAGGGGAGAGATAGGGGTTTCAGAAGTAGACGGGACGAACTGTGGTCCTAGAGTGAATGAATATAAGGCTGCTACTTGGTTAGATCCAAAAGAAGCTTGGCCATGGTGTGCGGCTTTTATTTGTTGGGTGGTTAGAGAAGCTATTGAACAAAAAGATGTGGAATGCAAACGTCCTAAAACCGCTGGGGCTTGGGATTTTGAAAACTGGGCTAAGCAACAATCAGGTAAAGGCGTAGAGCTTCGTAAGCCCACTAATGAGGATATAAAAGCGGGGGATATCGTCGTATTTAAGTTTTCTCATATTGGTTTAGCTGTTGGAGATGTAGACGCTAGCGGTTACGTCAAGACCGTCGAGGGCAATACGAACGGAGGGGGGAGTAGAGAAGGCGGCTCTGTTTTAGAGAAGAGTCGGCATGTTTCCAAAATAAGAAGCAGAATTAGGATTTTTTAGTGGACATAAAATACGTGAAGGTTAATATGGTTCGATGCCTAAAGTAAAAATAAAAGTAGATCCTAATTACATCTTCACTTATGTGGTGGGGAATTCTTTGTTTGAGCCTATCGAAAAGTGTATAGACTCTACAAGATACGAAGTCTATGATGCTTTTATTTATGATCTTAAAACAAAAGATTATTTAAATCAAGGAGAGCGATATCAAAAATTCTACATAGAGGTAGCCAAACTAAAAAAGATGGCTAAAGAAATGTCTCGAAAAGAGATCGAAAGCTTATGCAAGGAAATTGCCGAGATCGCTCCTGAATACGTAGAAATATAATGTCAGATAAAGAATGAAGAATTATAGGCAAGTCCATATAATTGCCAAAGATAAAGGTTTTAAATACGAACCTGTCCCAAATATCCCAGAGTTTCACGACGAAAAAGAAGCTCTGAATTATTGGCTCTACAACCAAAATAGAATTAGGGAAGCCAATTTTTATGATGACCCTATTGTAATAATTAGGAGGGAAGTAAATAATGTTCTTGTCAAACGGTTTTAAGCTGCTAGGCTCCAGCAGTTATGAAAAATACGTTCCAGATAACAGCCTTGGCTCTATTCGCTTCTGCCTTGGGTTTAGTCGCATGGCATGATCGCGATCCAAGAATCGAAATAAAGGAGACTGTAAGAGTTGTGCCGCCAGAAAAGGTGGAGGCTTATGTTTCTTTGACTAAGTGGCAGCTCGATAAAATGCTCAGTAAGTATGAGCGGGATGCTCATCCATCTGACATACTTAAATTTAAAACTGTCGTTAAGAGTGACGGCAGTGAATGGAGAATTTCCTCTACTCATTTAGTCAAAGGCTCTGATCCATGTCCCTTACCTCAAGGAAGGTTTTATGTAGTCGATTCCTCATCTGTCGATTACTCTGGTGATTTTAAGTCTTGCATTGAGTACGCCGACAGTTATGAAGAGTTTCATAATTATATTGTGGTAAGCTCAGAATAAAATCTAAATTATTTTCTTGAATGAGTTGCAGATACGATAGCCGAATTATCGGGGCTAATGGCTACAAAGAATTGATGATAGCAGTCTTGAATGAGCGAGATAATCCCATTGATTCTTGTTGTCATAAGTTAGACTCTCCAGAAATCCATGACTTGATGAGAGGGGAGATCGGAGCGGATAAGTTTGGCATTAAAGGGTGGGAATTAGATCCTGCTGATCAATACCGAGGTTACGCCACGAAACAAATCGCTTCATAATTGCACTAAATGGTGTAAATAGTAGTATGGACATACTCATTCAACTGGTTCAAGATAACCCTTGGTTTGGCGTAGTTACAGCCGCTATCGCTTTAGCTTCAGCCATCACCGCTGCAACCCCAACCCCACAGTCAGGTTCGTGGGCTAAGATCTATAAATTAATCGATTGGGCTGCGTTAAATATCGGTAAATCCAAGCAGAAATAGTCTAGCTTTTCTAGATTAGCCTCCTACCTATCAAGGGTAGGGGGTTTTCTTGCGTTTTTTCTTGCGATTTTTAATTACTTATATAGTATATATATATGATTTCTAATAAAGCTAAAGGTCTTTCTGGTTCTAGCCATGTCGCGCACACTAAAAAGCTCATGGATGAATCTACGCAGCGTTATCATCACTCATGTCTATCAGCGGGGCTGAGCATAAAAAAGACAGGTAAGATGCAAGATATCGGACATGTAGATTTTATTGTTGATGGTGAGACTGTAGACCTGAAAGGGATAAAAAACTCCACGCGAGAAGGTAGAATCCTTTTGGAATTCACTAATGTGAATGGTAAGACTGGTTGGTGCAACGAAAAAGGAACTCCTGTTTGGATAGCTTTTGATGTTGGGGCTTTCTTCCTTCACGTCAAAAACATTGATCTTTTCAACTTAGCTAAAGAAAAATGCGATTTAAAAGACAGAGTCACAAAAGTAAGTGATTGTTTATACAAAGGCTACCAGCGCAATGGCAGGAAAGATTGGATGTCTATGGTCCTTTTTTCGGATGTCTTGTCAGGGTGTGGCCATTGGTTTCTGCCTTATCAAGAATACCAATTGCCTATCGAAAAGGTTCAAGGGTAATTCCTAAAATCCCCTGTGCCTTGATAACTTAGCCCATCATTATAAGGCTCGATAAATAGCCCAGTAGTCGCAGGGGAAGCTCCAGTCCAACCTTTGTATCGGACATCAATATTGTTATTGTATTCCCTGATCAGGTGTTGAGCGTCCCATTCATGACCAGCTTGGCCACTCAGAAGATACATCCCTGTGACTTCAGATCTAAAGTCTGCCCAGTCTCCTGATAATACTGACGTGCTAGAGTGCATTCTGTTTAATAATTCTTGAGGCATACTTAGAATTACACTTTTTTTATTAATCTCGAAAAAATCTCTTGACCAGAGTTGTTTATCGGTTACTATAGACCCCAAGCTCTTATGGAGATTTATTGCCACCGCCTGGGTAGCGTCCTACAATTTCCTTACGCTTTGACAATTGTTTATGAAAATTAGCTATTTAAAAATAGAGTGCCTATTTCTCAGCGTTTTGGTCGGCCTGACGTTTGGTGTGGTGCTATCCGTATTTGTTGGTGTGAGTGTTTTCGTAAAAACACTTGTAACTTTTCCGATTGAGTTGTATAATGTAAGGATGCAGTCACATTTGCGTAAGCGATTGGAAGCGTTAAGCGAAGTGCCAGATGATATCTGGGGTAGGCATATTGAGAGAATGGAAAAAAATAAAACACAAAATAATGAAGAACTTTGATACATTGGTGGCGGAAGTAGTTATTTGGGCGGGTGATCGGGGCATCTTCGATGCTGCGGACCCTTTAGCTCAGTTGGACAAGACTCAGGAGGAGTTGGATGAAACAATAGATGCGGTTCGGCAATCGGCATTTAATAACCCAGAGGTTGTTGACGGCATAGGGGATATGTTAGTGACGATTATTATTGCGGCCAAGATGCTGGGATTAGATCCTACTTATTGTTTAAGTGAGGCGTATGAGGAGATTAAAAACAGGACGGGTAAGATGGTGGATGGTAAATTCATAAAAGACCAATAGAATGAATAAAATAAGGCCATTTGAAAAATTATTAAAAAATGTAATAACCAATGCGTGTAGACCCTCGCCCACACGCCTTTCGAATGAGCCTTCTTACAAGGAAAAAAAAGTTGATCTTACTGCGTCTTATTTAATGGATTTATTTTTTAAAGAGCAAAAACGCAAGTGTCATTGGTTGGAAATAGAGCTAAATCCTCAATGGATTTTCGAGTCTAACCATCCTCTAGCATTAAGCGTGGACAGGCTTGACAAAGATTATTTGAAAGGCGAAGTTGTTATTTGCTGTAGGTTTGCCAATTTAGGTAGAAACGTATGCCCTAATGATAAATTTAAAGATATATTACGATACATGAAATCCCAATGGGGTTGGGACAATTATCTATATAACCCACCGATACAAGAAGAATTATTTTAAATGAATACAAAACAATTATTACAGTTGCATGACGACACATGTAAATCGTGTCGGGGGATAATGGAACAAAAAAATAGTGATTATACTGGCGGCAAATCATCTACAGATCCTTTCGCCAATTTTAATGCGTCATCTATCCTTGACATTCACCCAGTTCAAGGGTTATTGTTGCGTGTGATCGATAAGATCCAGAGAATTCGTAGCTTTACCAATGACAAAGAGTTAAAAGTGAGTAATGAATCGGTAGAAGATGCGTGTGATGACATTGTTAACTACGCCATCTTAGCTAAGGCTATGCTCATGGAAGAAAGATCCCAGATCGAACAGAATAAAACCAAATAAAACAAAATAAATGAAAAAATTAGCAGTAATCTCGACAATAGTTCTATTCATATCAATATTATTTAAATATGGAGCCGAAGCATATCAAAATCGTGGGGGAGGCTATCCTGATGGCCCGACAGTTAACAGTAGCGAGTTATACGTTAATCCCACCACAAATGTTTTTTACACATCTGATATCGAGAGTGAGGATAATCTCTTTAACGGGGTTGTGCTTAGGCATTATGTAAACGGAA